AGGAGATTCTGCGGATGTAGGAACAGAACAGCCACAAGACACAGGAGATTCTGCGGATGTAGGAACAGAACAGCCACAAGACACAGGAGATTCTGCTGATGTAGGAACAGAACAACCACAAGACACAGGAGATTCTGCTGATGTAGTAGAAGAACAGCCATCTCAAATTGGAAGTTCCTCAGACTCATACGAAGAAGAGCCTAGCGAATTAGGAGATTCTGCTGATGTAGTAGAAGAACAGCCATCTCAGATTGGAAGTTCTAATAATGACGCCGAGTCAGAGGCAAACGAAATTTCCGATGACCTAGATCAAGCGGAAACAGAAACCTCGGATCTAACCGACGGTGATGGGTTATCAGAAACACCATTAGACAATGCAGACATAAACCAAGATCCAGATGAAGTTAACTCTGACTCAGAAACTAAAGGAATAATTAGATTGCGGGACGGAAGGATGACTTTTTACAAGCTGAGACCATTCAGAATTTCAACTTCCAATCAATTCATTGGCCCATTTATCGATCGCTTGGGAAGAAGTCGGGCTATAAGGTTATAATATGCCAGTATTTTTTGGGTCGGGAAATATAATAACCAAAGCGAAGACAGTCAACATGTCTTCGTTTATATTTACTGAGCCATCAGAAATAGATATTGTATATAAAAATTTATTCAAAGAATACACCATAGATACGGCAGCAGGATTCACTGAAAAGCAGAACGTATATTATGACCCATTCAAGTATAATGATTATTTGGACAGAGTCACCTCCACCTCATTTCCAACAAACGAGGTTTATATTGGGGAAATGTATAATACATTTTTTGATGCACCTTCCCACAACTTGGAGTACGTTTTAGGTTCCGCTTACAATGCTGGAAATCAAACTAATTTAATAGACACGAAATATACAACACAAATCCATCAGGCGCTAAATAATCTAATAGCGACAGGCATATCTTATGGGCAGCTGACAGAAAACATACAGCGACGACTGAAGTCATACTCTCATATGACGCTGGATCAATTTGACAAGAAAAAAGAATATGCCCTGAACAATATAAATTTGATCGAAGATAGCATTAAAGAGCTTGGTCTTGGCCAAACAAATTCCAAATACATAATCGATGCACTATATTTCGGCGAAAATCGAAAAGACGCAATCACGGGAAGTCTAAATCCACTAAACGGATCTCTGAACCTGAATATCGTCGCAGCGCTTACGATAAAGTCTCGGCTAGAACACTTTTCCCTGAATAGAAACTCGTTTTTATTAGATTCAACTCCGGCTCCAATTGCTCAAGACATAGGAAGAAGTATTTTTGAACAAGAAGTTCCTATATTACAGAGTCCGGACTCGGGACTGTATTATTTAAAATTTGATACTATTTTAGAAAATATTGACGATTCTATGTTCTTCGATAATGAAATAGATAGAGTATATGAAACAAAAAATCTAGTATACGGAAGCCCGAAGACACAATATCATCCGATAAATAATTTCTTTCATCGATATATTCCAAAACAGGCGCATACAGGAGATTATGCTAAAGTAGTTTCTGACCTCGTAGTAGAAACCGAATTTTATGCTCATCAAAAAAATGATATCTTAATAAATTTACAGCCGATATACATATCAGATAGCGATAAAACATTTATTCGCAGCATTTTTTATATAGAATTAGACGACTATCAAGATTATCTTGGCTATGTTCCCTACATTAAAACTGCCACCGATAGCGCATATATTCCAGACGAACAATTCTTGCAAACCAAAGTTCATACTCCGGACCGAAATATATTCAAGTTCCGCTATGAAGAAATAAAATTTGGCGGAAAATATGTCGTAACCGAAGTCGGCGAAGTATTCGTTTTTTATAATACGATGGAGGCTAGGTATGCTGGGTATCATAAGGATTATGACACATTATACGAGTATATTAACGATCTATTTTTGTCTACAAATATAACTTCTCACGACGCAATAAAGCCTCACGAAACTATATACTACCGACCAGAATCAAATCATCCTACCACCGGAGGTTCGCATACTGGTCACGCAGTTCCGCACATAGTGGCGCTAGGCAATAGTTCTAGGTTAATGGACATAGATTATATCAAAGATTCTACTCTGAACAATATCGCACAAGAATACAGATTTGCTCAGATCGTTTCGGGAAGAAATTCGGTATCACAAAAACTTTTTGAGTTCGACGAGATATATCACGATTTAGATCAGAATGCAATAAGTACTAATTTCAATTTTGTTTATGATATAGTAAATGCTCGACTACCAGATTGCCTTTCTATTGACAACTCAATCATAAGCGGATCGTTGAGCGAAACTGAGCAGTTTTTGAATCGCTATTCCTACGAATCTTGGATACAGGAACAAAATTTGACGATTGATATTGATTATACGGATTTTAATCCCGAACAGATCAAAGAGATAGAGGTCACTGTCGTAGGAAGAGCCACGACGAAAGGTACTATTGATATTATAGATTCTGATGGATTTGAAATAGGAGACAAAATTCATCAGAAAAACGAGTCTGGAATACTGCAAGGTGAGGCCACTATAACAAAAATACTATTTAATTATGAAAGAGAATTTTCAATTCTCGGAGCCGAACCAAAAAATCTAAATATCATTAGATACGAAATAGATAATATAGAGGGCTCTTTCAATGCATCAGACGTTAACCAAATAGTTGTCGAAGATACGTTGAGGCTAGTCGTCGAAGATCTTCAATCCGCATCAAACGGAACGTCTAATTTTGTAGTATTGGAATCCGAAGTATCGACCGCGAGCGGTCTGATCAAAACTATAGACTTATTTTTCCCCATAAATAATAACTACACTTACGATAAAGATAGATTTTTATTAAATGTGGACGGCATAACAGACAGAGAAGATCGACACGAATGGTTGACCGAGATGCGCAACAAAGGGCATTATCGATTCGATATAAGTCAAAATATTAATGAAATACAGCAAGTCATAGACGAGCTGAAAACTACATATTCTAATGGAACTGCCGGATTGACTCAATATCAGTACGAAGAACAATTAAATTTTTTGGAAATTTCTAAGGGAAGCCCAGAAGAAGAAGCAGAATACGAACGGCTGGAGACGATAGACAAATTTACATTCGACTGCTCTACCGAAATATCCGAGAAGGATTATTATGACGATGTACCAGAAAGAGTAACTACTAGAGGATACCCAATATATGTCAGCTGTAACTAGGTTAGGAGATTCCTGTACAGGTCATGGATGTTATGCTCCAAGGCCTTGCGCTGCAGGAAGTTCAAATGTTTTCGTGAATTCTCGGCCGGCCCACAGAAAAGGGGATATATGGAATCTACATCCTTGCGGGAAGTCCAAGCACGGCGGAGTTACTTCTGCAGGATCTTCGACAGTATATGTGAATGGAAAGCCTTTGGCGCGCAAGGGAGATCCCGTCTCTTGTGGCTCTGCAATATTGCAGGGCAGCAACAACGTATTTGCTGGAGGATAGGAGACATATTTTGGCATTCAATACACCAAGACCAGTAAAAGCTATATATCAAAACGACGGAGAAGTTATTCTTGGAGAATTTGTCGACGGCGATGTTCTTGAAATTGCTAATGGTGGCACAGGAACAACAAGCCTAGATCAATTTCGAGCTAACTTGCAAACTATACATTATGAAGAGTTTTCAAGCTTTGCTGATTTTGACACTTCTCCTATCGATGGAAGGCTTGCAAAAGATATTTCTACCGGAAAACTATATTATTCCGACAATGATACTTGGATAGAGGTAGGAAGTTCCCAAATAGCGTCAGGAGTAGATTCTGATGGATCAGCTGTATCGGAAGTAGAAGTTGAAAAATTAGTTTTTGATGGGAATTTGATATTCAATTACGACTCGAATAGCAAAATCGGAACGTTGTCTATCAATACCATATTAACTGCGACGGAATTAAATATCGGACTGCCGTCTGACGGGACATACGATGATGGCGCAATCGACATACAAGAAACGGCAAAAACTTCGGATGTTATCGATGATCTTAATGAAGCTCTAGATAATGTCAGAAATAATACGTTTGTTAAGAGCGTATCATTTAGTGGGGCTCCATTATCAGGGGGCGAAGGAATGAATGTCGTCCTCAACATAACTTCGGACGGAAATCCAAATAGGTACGATATAGATTGGGGAGATGGTTCTCAAACAAATGGGTCTTCGGATGCTACTCCCAGTCATAGCTATGTATCGAATTCTGATAGCCCATATACTGTGACAGTCCGGGCGTTCAATGATCAGGGAACTGGGACAGGCAGTGATGCTTCGCATATCAAAGAAGACTATGTCATAATTTATACTGCAAATCCATCAGTCGCATTCAGAATGTATCGCAACTCGGTGGGAGGAGCTCCTATAACAAATAATGAGATGTATGTCATAGAAGGAAATTCTTTATGGATGGAGAATTTGACTACAAATACTTCAATGGGGGATGTGTCGTACTCGGTGGAATGGGGCGACACATCTCCTAACGATACTATCGAAAGCGATTCTGCTGTGGGCGGAGTTGCCGGAAGTAGGCTGCAGCACACTTGGGCCCAAGGAACTTCTAGCGGCAACGGGCAGGACACTCTTAGGCTCAGTCTAGATTCGCATACAACAGCAGATCCTTCGGTTATTCCTCTGAGTGAGACAACTTCACTAAAAATATATAGCGCCGACATAGGTCCTCCAAATGGGCTGAATACTAAAACAATAGCTTTTAATGAAAACGTCGGATCCTCGGCAAAGTTAGCATACGGATTCTTAGATAATAGCGGAATCACGGCATTAGTCGCAGGTAGTTCTGTCAGCAGAATAACCTCCAATTCAGGGCTTACTCAATCTTCCGAGATAGAGACGTTCGCGTATAATGCAAATCAGGGCTCTCTTACCGCGATTGTCAACGAAGTCGCCGATGGATCTACAATCCTCACTTCGGAAAATAACTCAGGATCTTATGGTAGTTTAACCATCACTCAGGAAAGTGATTATAATCTACTAAATTCGGAAGGGAACTTGATAACATTTAACTCTAGCATTTACTATCCTAATTTATATAAAGGATTCCGAGCAAAAATATCAAAAGCCTCTAGCACAATTCTAGCCGGCGTCAACAGCTTCAAGCTGTCTCACTCAGAAACGGGAAATACCAATGCCGTAGAATTCGTCAAAGATGACTTGACATCAGCTCCTTCTATTACATCAGGAACTATAACAGAAAATGTTGGAAACTACAAATACATCAGCGGAATTCCTTATTATGATACCGGATCTTCCTTAATTTGGAGCGGGATACAATTAACGAATTTCATAGGCCAGACATATAAGAGCACAAACGCCGTTATAGAAGTTTCGGGGGGCGTAAATTTAGAAGGAACTGTCGGAAACTCTATAATTAATAAAACGTATTCTTATTCAGAAATAGACGATCCCGCTAACACGTTTTTAACAGGAGGCATTCCAAATGCAAATACTGCAAAGACTGCCCAATATAACATAAATTCCTTGGATATCAATATAACAAATTCTAGTGTCCGATCTGTCGAAAAAATAAAAATCCGAGCCAATAACGTAAACGGCTTTAGTAGTTATGCGACAAATGATACGATCTTGCAAGTACATACCGCGAATCAGGCAGGAATAAACGAAACTTCGATTGGCGTTAGTTCTTCTCTGGGCGAGGGTTTCGACGATAACGGCACAAGAATATTTGATTTTGCTTCAGAGACTACAGACAATCCGCCTATAAATGGATCTGTCCAATATTACACAAACAGCCCATATACAGAATTGGCAGATCCCGGCGTCACAGGGACACAAGAAGCGACTATACGATTGGGGAAACTGAAGCATAGCGTCGAAAATTATACCTCTGGCCATCTCCCTACAGGACCCGATAGGAGCGCTGCAGTAGGCATTCAGTATTTTACTTTTGCGTTCAGAAGAACTGTCACCGCAAACTTTAATATTAATATATCTTCCAGCGGAATCAGCGGCGCATGGATTGCAGCTCCAGGCACAACAATCGACGGATCTAGCACAATTAATGGGTGGTTGGATTGTTCTGTGCAGTATGCTGGAGCTGGGGTGCCGGGATCGAATACTGCGTTAGGGGGCAACGGAAGTAATGGCTGCGCATCTACTGGGTCTGACCGATTGCAAACAAATATCAACCTAAGCGGGAGTTATAGAATGACATTAGGAACAGAAAACTTAACAAATGCAACTGAAAATGTTGCGTTAATTAGAATTGCGCTGAGTGCTGGACAATCAGTCAATTCTATTGCTATCACGTAGAGGCGATAATGGCAATTTCCGACGATCGAAAAATTGACTATCTGTGGAAGAAGCTCGGATATGGAGCTTCTAAGACAGACATTAACTCAATAAAGGGCGCGACTAACGAAAGCATTCCAAGCCCACTTCTGCTTAGAGGCGATCGACTATGGACAGACTCTGCACAGATTTCTGCAATTATGCCGGCGATCGATACCGATTATATCGGGGTGTATCTAGATTCCCAATCTACCACTATAGAATGCATAAAAGATTTAACCGCCTCTGCGAACCGGACATGGATAACTGGGCTAACAGACTGGATACCCCCTGAGTTTGGCTCCACGTATCAGATCAAGGTGTATGTAGAATCTTCTGGTACGCAAAATCCACAAACGGCCGGCAGCCAAATATTTGCAGCTGGATCAGGAAATGATGACGAATGGTTTTTTGATTATCAGAGCGGGATTCTTCATTTTATAGGAAATAATCTTCCGAACGGGATAACCGGAAAGGTAATTTATATCTCTGGTGCTAGATATATCGGAGAATTTGGGGTATCTGGAAGTTCTATTGCAACTAGTGTAGAGTCATTAGTAAATAATCTACAGAATATTCAAAGTGCAATGAATAACTTCGAGTATGCCGGACATTCGCAATCCGAAATAAATACTCTAGTTGCGGCAGGAGATCCTGTCGGGATTGTTTACGACAACTCTACCGGAAAATTTATTCCGTCAGCGATTGTCGGGGGCGGGGGCAGCAGTAGCGTCCCATACCTACCGGTAAAATTGAATGATGGGTCGCAAGAGCAAGTGCCGCTATTGACCACATTCGACGGTCAAGAATTGATCAGCGGCCTTCTTAGATTTACATCAGAAGACGGCAGTAGAGACGATATCGATCTATTGGTATCGAGTTCCACTCCATAATAGAGGAAAAAAGAATTATAAATACTAGGATAGATAAAGTAATTATATTACATAGTATTAAAACCAAGCGCAAAGGAGCTCCACATGGGCGTCAATCTTGAACGAAATAATGTTATACATCTTGACGGATATCATTGGGATAAAGAAAGAGATGACGATAAACCACTTCTTAGTCAGCTAGCAGACGATTTATTATCCAACGGATTTACTGATGTAGGACCCGAGGTTATTAAACTTACCATTTCTGATAGCGAACTAACTTCATTTATCGACAAATTTATTGTTTATCATTATGATTCCGACCCTTCTACATTGGGTGGAGGCGCGTATGGTAATGCATATGAAAGCCCAGACACGGTCCCTGGCTACACAGTGCCCCCCGTCAACGAACATGATCATAACAGATTTGTATATGATCTTTCTATGGAAAGCGGCGATAATCCCTCCGGCCAACGATTTAAATATATACATCAATCATACGCAGATCCTGACAGATGGAATAAAAGATGGTCAGAATTTCCTACGTTAGCCCAAATTTCCGGATCATTATCGTCTGCAGCATATCTCGGACCAAATTCCGAACTTTTCGCATACTTAAACCCACACCCATCAAATATGATGACCAATGAGACAAGCAAATCCGGAATTACTGGCATTAGCAGTCACCAAAGTCCGGTCAAAAAAATTATTTTCAACATTGGTGCAGATAAATACGAAAGAGTTTTTAATGGACTAGATAGCATCGGCGAAGAAGGTGCTGGGGTATTCTTGGGGGCTAACGATCACGATTTTGTAGCAAAATCTTCAGTGCCCGGGTCTCTTGCGGGAGATAACGACAGCTACGGCGCGGACGACAACATGCCGTTAGCTAAAGAAATTTATCCTGCAGCTGCAAGATTTACGGAAATTGCTCAATTCCGAGTAGGACAGAGAATAATAGGAGAGCAATCGGGCGCTATTGGAGTTGTAAAAGAATTTTTAGACAGCACAGGAAATCCATGTGTTGTTGGCAGAAACATATTCGAAAAAAATATGATGTACGATGCAGAACTTCTTTCTAGGGTCAGAGGTACTACCGCATCTCACATTTCAGATGGTGTTAAAAGCTCGATAGAGTTTGCTGCAGAGTTTAATATTTTAGATTTCGATAGCGCAATAGATCAGGTGTATATGATCACCACAACTACCGAAGATGGTATTGCGACCAAGTTAACCTCTATGGGAGTCCATCCCGACTATAACGTAACTGCAACGGGAGTCACATTTGTAGATTCCGCTGGTTCTCCAATTTCTGTACCGAATGGGACAAATATAGAAATTTCATATGGACCCAAAATGCTAAAAAATCGCCTTCCGAGCTCCGGAATGATTTATGGAGGAAACTATGCTCCAGAAAATGACCTTCCAGACTCAGAAGATCCCACATATTCAAAGACAAATACCAGAGTTAATGTAGAAAACCGACCATATGGAAATTTACAAAGAAAAACTATTTTCATCGAGGAATGGGAAGAGCAAACAGAAGGACGACAGCTCATAGTAGAAGCTGTATCTAAAGATTTTTATCCAGGCGAAAAGATTTTTTCAGAAACTCCCTTTGGGGACGACGATCAAGCTACCGCGACTTTGAGCGGTTGGTTCCAAGATAAAACTGAAACAATCGCCATTTCGACACAAAAAACCTCGATAACGCTGACAGAATTGGCAGTAGAGAGACTGCGTGGGACTAATCCGGACGCAGAAATCGTATCAACGATATACAAACCAAAACTCGCGAATGGATCTATTTCTACTGACGAATCCGACTGGACGGTAATGTCTTCTCCTTCTGAATGGACGCTAATTACCACGGGAACTGCTGCAAGCTTGCGGTTATTACCGGCCGATTATAAAAAATTCTACAGTAATGGCTCTTCAGCTACTACCCCCTACCCAACAGACGGAATATTGGAGGTAACTTATACTGGCGGAGAATCTATCGTTTCGTCAAGAACTAGAATTCCACCTCAGACGGTAGGATTTTCTAACGCAGGAATCAGGACTCTCGGCGAAAAGGGAGACAAGACCGGCGGATTCGGAGCATTAACTTTCTCGAGGCCTAGTAGGTTTGGCTCTCAGACAGAATTGTCATCACTATCCGATAATAATGCGCCACAAGTATACAGCAACACCGCTGGGACCGGTTCGCAAGCTTCTCTATCGTTTAGAATCGAGTACGAAAGAATTAAGCAATATCTTACTCCAGTCCCTGGCGGCATACCTCAGATTTTGAGCTCACAAGAACTTGTCAACCTAGTCAACGACTCTCAGGGAACTTCCTATGGTCTCGGTGATTCTGTATCAATACCTAGTTGGGCAGCTCAAGATATTCAAAATGCTGCTACGACTACATTTTTTCCTGCGTTAGTTACAGGTTGGACGAAGTATCGCCCCAGCCTGGGCAGCGGCGCTGCTAGACAAACTTATGACGAACAAAATGAGTATGATGGAAAGGGCGCATCTCCAACAGAAAGAATGAGCTACGTAACGCTGGACATGATTCAGCCAGAGGAATCGAACGGACAGATCGACGGTTCCGGCGAAGGCAAAACTTTCTTGAAGAAAGATCCTGTGGGCGGAATTATTTCTGGAGCAGGATATTCTGCTGGATACATCGGTATCGGAACAGTTGCCAAACTCATCTACGAAAATGAGTATAATAAGGTCAAGAGGTGTTTAATAAACTCTGCGCGCGGCGTAAAGTTTTCTCCAGAAGACTCCACTACCGGCCTTTCAACTTCTACCGAGGCAAGCCTCGTACAGTATAAGGAAGAAGAGCTCGTCCAAGGCAATAAGCATCATTTCTGGATCGCGCTAGATAAGTCAGAAACATTCTTTACTTCCGAGCAAGTCGAACCAAAGCCTTTGCTTGGGTCTATGACCATATCACTAAAAACCGAAGACAATTCTTCTCCTACATCGCTACCCGTAACTGGACTCCAGCTGGGCGATTCGTACACATTTATCTTCCAGCGAATTAAAGGAAAATATACGGGCAGCAGCGGGGATGTCTTGTTTGGCGATCCGGTCCAATTAGAAGTTGTAGTAGAATCTTCTTCTGTGTCCATTTTTGCGGCTACTTTAGTAAGTCTGTTCAATGACAATCTTCCTGAATATAGTTTCGAAATAGATTCGCAAAACCCATCTAATATTTTATTCAGATCTAATGAGGTTGGGTTCGATTTATCAATCGGGTATGACTACCAAAATTATAGCGAAGCTGCAGAACCTACAAGGAGCAAGTCAGATAGATCCGTGTTTGGTATGGGAGTCGTAGACACGGCTACAAGAAATGCAATACCTGCTGCTATCGGAACTTCCGCAATCGAAGGGTCGTTCGGATCTTCGATTCGACCAAGCTCTGATGCTAATGGATCTTACTACGCGGGCGGATATCGTCATAAAATCGACTTTTCGTTACCTAACGAAGCATATTACGGAGATAAATTCCAAATTATTTTGAAGGGACTTATCTCGCAAAGCTCTATCTCGGACGCGTATAGCACACCAACAACATTCGATTTGACATTGGAGTATGTTGCGGACAGAAGATACTATAGTTCTGCTGCGCTAGGATCTGCGATCAAGACTCATATGATGAAAAATTCTTATATTTCTAAGTTCATGAAAGTGAGTCTCGAATCAAACTTCATTAAGTTTGAATATACTCCAGATTCTTGGGCATATATGGACAAGACGACCATACACAACCAAACCGGTGCGTATGGATTGATGCGCGAGAATTCTGCAAAGTATTCATCAGTATATCTTACAGGCTCTACAGATTCTCCAAATCCATTTAGCTCAATAGTTACAGCAGGGACTGGGCTTGAAGATGACACCTTCTTAGTAATTACTAACGAAATGACATCCAACGGCTATACAGAGATTCCTTCCGATATTACATTATATGATATGGAAGTCTGGGACGGCACACAGTACATCAGCAATGCATTTTTTGTGTCGGATCTTCCCGCAGAGGCAGTTTTTACCGGAGAGATTACAGTCTCTCCGATGGTTTTATATGACTTCAATGACGACGATACGGGAGGTCTGGGCCCATTACAAACCCTCGGGTTTGTGAGGACTCAAACTCCGTCTTCGTTAGTCAGGCAGAAGGTTAAAATCAAATTTCCGTTCGCAAGAGATTTTGGGACGTTTGCAGACCCAATAAATCACTTATCTGACGCGGTCGGTGCTGGATATCACAACCAGGCCGGTTCTTCGTCGGACGCTTTGACTCACCCAACATCATTGGGCGGAAATACCAAGTATTTTACGTCATACAAACAACATGTTATTGGTGCAGCAGGGCCTAAATTTGTATCTGAGGCGGGATCTGCTTATTCTGCTAAAGGATTTATATTTCAAGGAGACAGAAAAGGACCAGAAGCTTCATTTGATCCAGACTTGAGAGGTTATCATCCAGAAGTTTCAGTTTCTGATAACTATTCACATTATTCTACGTTTCCATATCACGAATGTGGGCTGGAATTAGAAAGTTTCGAAGTTATTACCGATTATTCGATTGGGCCCATTGTTCTTGAAACAAATGATAACACCAATCTGGGCGGTGTCGGCGGAGATCAGCCATGGAGAATTCGTTTCGAGGTAAGCAGAGGCTATGAAGTAACCGATGCATCTCCCTTTATTGCTACTCAAAACTATCAAGGTGTTGGTGGAAATAAAGGCAATACCGAATTCGAGTATTTGAAGGTGCATGTCGCGACAGAGTATCAAATTAGGAACGACGGAACAGTAACCTCTATTCAAAGTGCTGATGGTCTTGAGCGCGGCGAATTTAGAGAGCCAGGATTTCTTGGTGGCGTGAGGCCGCAATACTCGGGATATGTTCGAGCAAGAACACATCTAATTTCACCAGAAGTTTCGGATTTCTTGCAAGTTCAATCGCTCAGGGCTATCAGAACTAGTGGGCTAAATCCTTCGGCGGGAATTGTCGGACACAAAGACCACAACAAAGTAGCCGCAGGGAACGAGGAAGAAAGAGTTCTTGGCGGCGGAACAGCGGATGGTTCTGAATCTACTAAATCAGAATTCAGGTACGAAGACAAGTATCTGAGAGGCTCTAGTACAGAATTAGTATTTGATACTCCGTTTAATACCGGCACGTTGAGAATGCAAAAGGGCTTCTTCCGAAGAACTGGAAAGCAGGATAGGAATGTTGCACTAACATACCCAATGAGTTATACTCTGACAGTCGCAGATCACGGCCTTGTATTTTATCTGAGAGATCAGGCCGCAAGCTCACAATCTGACGATTATGCTTGGTTTGTTATTCAGAGGCACGTCGATTCTACATCAGGAGTTCCGGATTACAATTCGCTATCGCAGCCAGTACATTGTGTATATCAAACTTCAGAACCCCCCCTGCTGTATTCTGATTTAACGCCATTCTTCTCGGTAGACGAATCGAGCGGAGATACGATAGACAGAACAACCTCAGTCTTCGTAGAAGGCCTGACAAATCAATTCGGCTCTAGAATATTTGATTTCCGAGTCGACGAATTTGTAGAACAAGAATTGAAAGCTTTCGATATCGAAAATCAGGGGCGATTTAGACGATTTGTAGTTCGCGAAAAAGATGTTCTGAAACCTTGGGACAGGCATGTTTTTGCAGGCATCTCTGAGACAGACTCTCATGCAGTACTAAATATACTGGAACAGCTTGCATTGAATGAGGATGGACAATTAGTAATTCAGTTCCCGAATAGATTAGGATCCCAGCGATACTTCTTTACCGGAAAAGAATTGGATTTGATTGCGTTTTCTGATGGCGGTGCAGTAGGACAAGACACGCTGATTACAAGTGACAGATTTAGCTCTAGCGGAACCTCTGACAAGAGGCGGCTATACAAGGCGCTAATGTCTACCAAACCTTTTGGTAATGGAATGAGAGTTTTGACCCTTGTGGCAGGTTACGGAATTACGGCATCACAAGCAGATACGCGACTCCTAACATCATAGTAGGATTAAATTATGTCTAACTCTACTATTCCTCTTAGAGTTAAGCGGGATGGAACCGGAAATACTGACGGGCTCGCCGAGTTTCAGACTGGCGAGAACGTCGGTTTGGAGCATGGCGGCACAGGAGCATCTAATGCAGCAGAAGCGAGGACTAATTTAGAACTCGCTAATGTTGCAGTATCTTCTGATTATGCAGACTTGCTCAATAAGCCAGTTCTTAAGACAGAAAGATATTTTATCAACTCTGCAGCCAATTCTTGGATCATTCAGCATAATAAAGGAACCTCCTCATTTCACGAAAAACTTTTTGAGGCAGACGGGTCGCAGTTCTTTGCGTATGTGGAAACTATAGACGTTAATAGTTTTAAAATTCATCTCTCCGAAACAATCACTGGGTATGTTGATGTAATATTTGATAATGTTGAATTATTGCCATAATCTAGCATAAAATAAAAACCCCGTTTTTATAAATAATTACACTGTCGATTCGAGTTACCGAATCTTGCTCAATAAAAAAAACAAATCAATAATCCCATTAAAGAGAGGAATAGACAATGTCTAATAAATTCATAAAATTTCATGGTGTTCAGCTTGCAGAAAACGCATTCGTGAAAAACATGAGAATCGAACAACTAGCATCTGACCCAACTCCGGTCGCTGCTGGTAGATTATGGTACAACACTACCAGTAAAGTATTTAAATTTTCTAGTCTTGATGCTAATGACGCTGTCGTAGTACGTCAGACTGTTAGCTTGCAAGAAATGACTGCTGCAATCGCAACAGAAACTGCTGCTCGGACTGCTGCAGATGCTGCAATCCACACAGAAATGGATTCGATCGAAACGTCAGTAGGTTTGAACCTCGACGGCACTTTTGCTGCTCACGTAAATACAAACTACATTGATGCATCTGCCGGCGGAACTTCAGTTAAGGCTGTCGATGCATTGCTTGACGCACAGATCAAAGCTGTTTCTGACTTAGTTACTACCGAATCGGGAAATCGCCAAACTCAGGACGAAGCAACAAGAACCGGTGCTGGCCTTGTCACATCTGATGGCTCCTACGACGCACACTCATCTGCGGATTACATTAGTTCTGCTACATCGTTAAGCGATGCAGACCTTAAGTTGTCTGTAGCGCTCAAAGCTGCCAATGATGCATTAACATTAGAAGCTTCCACTAGAGCTAGTAGTGATGCTGCAAATCAGACGGCTATTTCAAATACTAACTCAGAACTTACCACTACTCAAGCAGCCGCTGGGCTTGCCACGGATGGTTCGTTCATTAGTCACACAACTACAAACTACATTAATGGCGCGAGCTCGTTGCAAGGCGCAGATGTGTTGCTAGATGCTCAAATCAAAACTGTTGCCGATTCAGTTTCTGGTTCTATATCAGGCGGTATTGCCTCTCTAGAAGCTGAAGTTAACGCGATCGAAGTTGCCACCGGTCTTGAAGCTAACGGCACCTACGTAGAGCACACAACTACAAACTACATTAATGGCTCGCAAGGTGGAAGTTCACTTAAGGCCGTTGATGTGTTGTTGGATGCAAAGCTTAAAGTTGTCGCCGACGATCTCGATACGGAAGAAGCATTAAGAGCCTCTCAAGTCACGGCTCTCCAGACTGAGCTCGACTCGACTCAAACCGGTTCGGGCCTTAGCAGTGCTGGCCAGTATGTTCCTAACGGTTCTGCTCCGATTATCAGTGGGGCCTCTTCACTGGTTTCAGCAGACGAGTTGTTAGCTTCAACACTCAACAGTGTAGACGTAGAGCTTACTACAACTCAAGCAGCTGCAGGTCTTGGCACCGATGGTGCTTTTGTTGCTCACACATCTACAAACTACATTGATAACTCATTAACCATGTTCGAAGTCGACACAGACCTAGATGCTGCTATCAAAACGTCATACGATCTCGCAGACGCGGCAGTTGCAAAATCTGGAGACACCATGTCGGGTGTCTTGAACATGGACACAAATAGAATTACTAACCTTTCCGCCCCAGTTGCTGACGGCGATGCTGCTAACAAAGCATATGTCGACGCAGTATCTGAAGGACTTCACGTCCACGAACAGGCACAAGTAGTTCTTACCGGTACGCTGGAATCGATTTCTGGTGGAGTTGTTACCTATAGTAATGGTTCTGTTGGTGTTGGCGCTACGCTGACCATGGCGAATGTGTTAAATCTTGCGACAGACCTCGACGGACACTCAGTTTCTATTGGCGAGAGAATTATCGTTAATGGTCAGGCAAACCTAGCTCACAACGGTATTTACGACGTTACTTCGACAACAGTATTGACTCGTTCATCAGATTTCGACACCCCGGCTGAAATGGCAGGAGGAGACTTTATCTTTGTCACAAGCGGTAATCAGTATGCAGATACTGGTTGGGTTCTTGGCGAGCCAGTTGCTACAGTTGGCACGACTGACGTCCACTTCATCCAGTTCTCTGGCGCGGGCCAGATCCTTGCTGGTGCGGGTATCAAGAAAGACGGAAACGAACTGTTCTTGGCATTTGGTGCTGGTGTTGTAGAACTCCCTTCTGACGAAATTGGCTTAGACCTTGCGTCAGATTCTGGCTTAATGCTGTCTCAAGATGGCTCGACCCCCTCGATTCATACTGATGCTACTCTTCAGTTGAAGTTGGACGGAGGCACTATGTCTAAGTCTGCTAGCGGTGTTAGGGTTTCTGCTTCAGTTATGGCTCAAATTGCTGCCGTAGAATCTGACGCTGTTGCCATTCAGTCCGAGTTGGATTCGACACAAGCAGCTGCCGGCCTGACCACAAGTGGCGGGTATGATTCAGATCAAACCTCAAACTATATTCAGAGTGCAGGGACTCTATATCAAGCGGATCAGTTGTTAGACGCTCAGATCAAAGTTGCTTCCGATGCAATTGCACAAGAAGTAATTGATCGTACAGCTGCTGACTCAGCAATCAATTCAGAACTTACGGTCACTCAAACCGGCGCAGGCCTTTTGGCCACTGGTGCATATGATCCACATACAAGTGCTGATTACATTGATGATGCAACTTCGCTCCATAATGCAGATTTGCAGTTGTCTCAGCAGATCAAAGTCAACACAGATGCGATTGCTACACTCGAATCAGATGTAGCAGCAAACGTAGGCGTTGAAATTGACGCGATCGAGCTCGCCGCTGGTCTCGAAACTGACGGCACATACGTAGCGCACACAACTACAAACTACATTAATGGCGCGCAAGGTGGAAGTTCACTTAAGGCCGTTGATGTGTTGTTGGATGCAGCGATCAAAGCATCTCAGGATCAATTGGAATCTGAAATTGGCGATGTTGAGTCGGATCTTGCGACAGAACAGGCTGCCAGAATCGCCGGAGACAGCGCGATCAGAACTGCAGTAAACTCTACGAAGTTTGTTTATCAGTCTACAGCAACAGCTCTGACCCACGAAGTCCAGCACAACTTGAGCTCAGATTATCTGATTGTCCAAGTTATGGTATTGGGCGACGACGGTCTGTATGCTAATGACCTCGTACCCGTAGAACAGACTACTTCAAACAAAGTCACTTGTTACCTCACGGAATCAAGCCATGTTAGAGTATCTGTAATGTCAATGTCTGATATTTAATAAAATATCTATTGTGATAAAGGGGGAGCGCAAGCTCCCCTTTTTTTATATCAGATCAAAAAATATATTATAAATAATAGACATGCATAATTGGGAGATTGTTAAATGGTTCCGATGAAATTATATAATATTCAGACCATAAGAAGTCCGGAAAGGGTGAGAGAAGTCATAAGCGAATCTGTCGCGATTCTAAAACAGAATTGCTATCTGGCAGACTTCAGAGACGATAAAGAACTAGAAGAATATAAATCTCATTTAAAATTAGTAAAAAACTACTTGACCATATTGGAGTTAATGTTAGCTGATGAGTAAAAGAACTATACACGGAGCACAACTCCTCACGTTTATAAGCAAGATCGAAAAAAATTTAGAAAACTTCAATTTCTATAATCCAGATTCTAGTAAAGAAGAAAAAAAAGATTATATTAAATATCAGCGAGAGATGTTTGATGTCGCAGAGAGGGTATTAGACGGAAGTTTATATTTTGTTGGCACATCTCAGGAGTTAAGAGAGTCATAAAGCCCAAAATAAATTTTAAGCACAATCAAATTCGAGGGTTTCAGAAAAATAAATCTATAAATAAACACATAAAGACTTTATAATAATAAATTAATCAAATTTACCAAAGGAGAACCCTACATGGCAGATTCAAACCTAACCACATCAATCGCAGCAGTCTTGAGTCGAGCTCAGACTTTGATTGGTGGTGCTAGCGCATCAGAACTTGCAGACATTACAGATGCTATTAAAAAGATTAAAAAAACTGATGACGCGGCCGCTGAGGCCGCTGTTAATTCCAGAATACTCACTCTTTATTCTGGATCAACCATAGACGAAAAGCTCAAATTGACCCGAGCACTGGCTAACATGCTAGAAACTAAGTTTGTAGACGGAGTTCAATTTCCGGATGACTCGTCTTCTGCAGGAAGTGTGCTAAAGACAAACGGAATGTCGACTTCTTGGAGTAAGGTTTCGTTGACCGACATGGACGCACTAGTAGGAACTCCCTCAGACGGCGACGTTTTGGTATATGACGAAACTGCCAATAAACTATCAGCCACCCCTACTGCCGCAGCGAAATTTAGAGCATTTGCTGATATATCAGCCATCCCAGCACAGTCAACAAAGGGCGAAATTATCCTTGTCGGATCTGACTTCAAATTTTATTACATAAAAAGCGCAACGCACAATGTAACTGCCGTTAGTGGTGCATATGTCGTCGATACCGAAAATAATCCTGCATTAACTTTTTATAGAGGAAGTACATACACATTTGCGCTGGACGGTTCAACTACCACAGGACACCCTTTGTATTTCACGACAGATTCGGGTGCTGGGTTTGTTGCAGGAAGTTATGTAGGAGAATATACGAGCGGAGTATCAAACTCTAGATCCACAGCAGGTAATGTGACAATCACAGTTCCTTATGACGCACCCAGCACTTTATATTATCAGTGCGGCAATCATTCAGCAATGGTAGGAACTATTACCGTGGCCAGCCCTTGGGTCGATGTAACGGCTGCAAACTAAAAAAAGAATTATAACGGAGAAACACGAATGTCATATTTAGATAGCGCATTAGATTCAGCAAGACTTTTAATGGTCGCTGACATCGAATCACAAATCATTACTGCAAATAAGGATGATCTCTTAAAATATGCAAGAATGGTTAAAAATTTGAAAGAGACCGACAATGATACTATTGAATCATTGATCAACACGAGACTAGAAACTCTTCTTGCAACAGAGGATGATGTGGATGTTCTTTTGGACTTGGCGGACAGTTTATCAAAAGTTTTAGATCTAGTTCAGCCTAATACCCAGTCCGGAAGAGAACTTCCTGTACAGTCTGGCAATTCTGGCAAATATCTCACGACAGACGGGACAAATCTTTCTTGGGGAGCTCCTGCATTATCAGACGTATCTGAATTGTCTGGGCTTGCGGCGGGCCAAGTGCCAATATACAACTCTGGAGCTTGGGGCGGCGGCGAGCTCACAAATAAGACTACTGCTAAAGAATATAGTACAGTCGCGAGTTTGCCAGCAAGTGCGTCTTCAGGCGCTTTTGCTTTTGTTATAGAGAATAGCAACATTTATTATTGGAATGGAAGTGCATGGACCGCGTTCGGTTCATTTGTTTCTTCATAATAATACAAAATAACGAGGAATAATAGACATGGCAGATACAAATTTACAAGCATCAATCGGGGCAATGAAAGTTAAGATTCGCTCAGAAGTGGGTGCTGCGAATTCGACCAGTATGTTAAAATTATCCAGAGCCGCTAAAAATACCGGACTGGATACAGATGGAGAAGTAGAAACTGATTTTAATATCAGAGCCCTATCATTGACGACAACTGCAACCGCTAAAGATATAGACAGATTAAGCAGAGGCGTAAATAAGCTTATCACCAGAGAGAGTGATACCGGAGGAGTGTCAATTGCTAATTCAGATGATGTCCCTGCGGGCTCATCGAACCAATATTATTCGCAGCAGGGAACCAGAGAGATGGTACAATCTTCTGGAGATGTTTCGTATAATCCAACTTCTGGAGAGTTTTCATTTTCGGCTCCAGCTGGAGGAATGTCAGTTTTTACAAATCCTTCTGAGCTTCCCGTCAGCGGAAATTCTGCAGGAGACCAAGCGCTAGTGACATCTAACAACCGAATGTATATATTCACCGGTTCTGGGTGGTATAGCGTCGCGGTATCCTAGAAACTCTTGTGCTCGGACATAGTTTGTCCGAGCACATTATTTGGCCATAGTACAATCATCATCTACTAAGGAGTTGGCTAAATGACCGACGAAAATCTATTGAACTCAATTTCTGCTATAAGCTCTAGGGCTATCGAAATTGCTAACTCAGCATCGGCAAAAGAATTGTACAATCTATCGAGTGTTGGGCCCAGGCTGGAGCAGCGAGAAAACTCGGCACTAGAAATCGCGACCAATAGTCGAGCGGAAGTGTTAGCAACCACAGCGCAAGCTTTCGAGCTTAGACAAATTGCAAAAGCAATTAGAAATGTTCTGCAGCTGCAGAGCTCTGCGGTCTCGGGAGAATATATCGTAATTGACGCAACTTCTTCTGAAAAATTTTTTGGTAGCAACGGAGCATCAAAATCTTGGTCTAATATAACTCTAGAAACTATTCATAATGTTCAATTGTCGACAATAGAAAATGACCAAACATTGGTATACAATAGTCTTGCGGGCAAGTTTCAAAATTCTTCAAATATATTCAATATTCCCGAATATGCAACAACACAAGCCCTACCAATATCCGGCAACAATGGCGAAGTCGTATTTGATGCCCAATCATCTGAGCTGAAATACTGGGGCGGGACAGACTGGAAAGTTGCAGCGATTATTCTGAATTCTAGCAACCCCCAAACGCCAGCCGAAAGTTCTTCTTTTATAGATTGGTCTCCTCTTGCAGTATCCAACACATTTTCTATAAATGTCGAAGACCTCGGACCAGTCATAGGCGAATCCGATTTATCATTAGACATGACCGATCAATATACGGTACTAGGTGTCGATAAAGCAAACAACGGATATGGTGCAGTTTATGTAATCAATAATGCTACGGGATCAGTAGAACAGACAATATTGTGCCCGACGCCAGTAGAAATCGGAAGCTGGGCAAGGAGAAATGCGGTAGGAACTGACGGGACATATATCGTAGTCGGAAACCGATCTGCAGAGCAAGTCGACATATTCAATATGTCAGGATCTTTGCTGAGAACAATAAACTCCCCAGATGCTGGTGCTTATTTCGGCCATTCGGTCAAAATAGATTCTGGGACTGTTGTCGTAGGTGGATTTGGGGTAGATAAGGCGTACATTTGCTCGGCGTCTGCTGGAAATGTTATTCATACGTTAACCAATCCAAACGCATATGGAGCGCCTACGGGCGATCAATTTGGTCAAGTCGTAGACATTTCTGGAAATTACGTGGTAGTGTCTACGGTAGAAGAGGATGCTGCTGACGGAAGTAATTCGGGCGTAGCATATGTTTACAACGCATCAACCGGTCTCAGAATACACACATTCCTCAATCCAAATGCTCACTCGACAAGCTCGTTAGACAACTTTGGAATTGACTGCGCAATTGACGGAAACTATCTTGTAGTAGGTGCTTTCGGCGAATCTGACGATGCGGTAGGGGCGGGTTCCGGTAAGGTATACATATACGACATATCTGCCGGCACGTTATTACACACAATCGACAACCCAAATCCCGACAACGGAACAGAGTTTGATTATATGGGATGGTCTGTCGCTATTGACCAAAGATCAGTATTTGTAAGTGCGTGGTATGAATCTGGATCTGCGGGAGCAGATTCTGGCAAATGTTATGTATATGACGCAGTATCAGGTAGCTTATTACATACTATAGATAATCCGAACACATATTCTGCCACCGGATCCGATGATCGGTTTGGAACTGAAGTTGCAATTTCGGGGAGGTTTTTTGCATCTTCCGCGAAAGGGGAAGATTCCGCTTCTCAGAGCAATTCTGGGGCGGTTTACATATTTAAGGGGCGCTATGCATACCCAATGAGCAATACTGCAACAGATCCTACCAGCTCAACTTGGAGAAACAATTTTGCGCCGGCTGGATATCAGTTCATTCCTAATGTCGGCATCGAGACATCAGCACCGATTACTAATATGGAATCGATGTTGGCGAATGCCACGGCATTCAATGAAGATATTAGTTCTTGGGATGTCAGCACTGTCACCAATATGAGTAGTATGTTCAAAGACGCATCTAAATTTGGTAGTGGTGAGTTTTCGGTTGCATTAAAGCATACGTTGGATAATCCTAATGCTTATAGTACGAGCGCAAATGATACGTTTGGATACGCAATGGCATCATCAGACACCTATTCTATCGTCGGTGCTTGGGCTGAAGATGATGCTGGCGGTGCTAATTCAGGTAAAGCATATATCTACAACACTGCCACTGGTGCGTTAGTACATACCTTAAATAATCCTAATCCTTATGGTACGAGTGCAAATGATAACTTTGGATCCTCAGTAGCAATAACAGACACCTATGCTATCGTCGGTGCTTGGGGCGAAGATGAGGCTGGCGGTACTGGTTCAGGTAAAGCATATATCTACAACACTGCCACTGGTGCGTTAGTATATACCTTAAATAATCCTAATGCTTATAATACAAGTGCAGATGATATGTTTGGATACAGAGTAGCAATAACTGATACTTATGCTATCGTCAGTGCTCGGGGCGAAGATGATGCTGGTGGTACTACTTCAGGTAAAGCATATATCTACAACACTGTCACTGGTGCGTTAGTACATACCTTAAATAATCCTAATGCTTATAGTACGAGCGCAGATGATTACTTTGGACACTCAGTAGCAATAACTGATACTTATGCTATCGTCGGTGCTTGGGCTGAAGATGATGCTGGCGGTGCTAATTCAGGTAAAGCATATATCTACAACACTGCCACTGGTGCGTTAGTACATACCTTAAATAATCCTAATGCTTATAGTACGAGCGCAAATGATTACTTTGGATACTCAGTAGCAATATCAGACACCTATGCTATCGTAGGTGCTTATGCTGAATATGGTGCTCAGGCGCTTGCTTCCTATTCAGGTATAGCATATATCTACAACACTGCCACTGGTGCATTAGTACATACCTTAAATAATCCTAATTTTCATAGTACAAGTGCAAATGATTACTTTGGACACTCAGTAGCAATAACTGATACTTACGCTATCGTCGGTGCTTATCGAGAAGATGATGCTGGTGGTACTAGATCAGGCAAAGCATATATCTACAACAATGCCACTGGTGCATTACTCCATACTTTAGATAATCCTAATGCTTATAGTACGAGCGCAAATGATTACTTTGGATCCAAAGTAATCATTACTGATACTTATGCTATCGTCAGTGCTCGGGGCGAAGATGATGCTGGTGGTACTACTTCAGGTAAAGCATATATCTTTGACTTAACTGCACCGGCTTCTTGGAGTATATCTGGTTGGGACACTGGCGCTGTTACCAACATGACTTCTATGTTCAATAACGCTGCTGCATTTGATCAGAACCTCAATGATTGGAACGTTACTAACATACCGTCACTACCATCAGGCTTTGCCACAGGCGCCACATTGTTCACTACCGACGAACATCCTATTTGGGGTACGACTGGTCCTTTGTGCTTAGAAGATCCAACTTATGGAACGTTGGTTGCTTATTATAACACTTATGGATATAATAATGTTAACGGATATGAATTGAACGCGGTTGCTTCAAACGACATCTCTGCCCTTTCGCCGACTTATGAAAATCGTTATGCAACTGACTCGTATTTTGCTTCTAAAATTGCGGCAGGAACAACAATCACATATGTGTTTACCAGCAACTCTGGGACTGCTACACAAAGATATGCAATTGCAGATTTGTTAACTTGTAATGTAAGACCAATTAATACTACTACTATTGGTCCTTCTGCGTTTGCGAATTCTGGATCTGGAACAAACTCTGCGGGGTATCAAACACACTGGCATCAAGAAACTTCAGGCGTTAGTCTCACTGGCGGGGATTATAGTGTTTTGGCATTATCTCGTGAAATTTTGAACAATGCTGAAAACTTTTGGTGTAATCACAGCCACGGAATATCTCCATTCCCCACTAGCGGTAATAACTCCGTCTATGTCGCCAATGGTTCAGCGGGTTCACCAAAAGTTGCAATATACATTAATTAAGGTACAACGGTCAAATGGACTACTACATAGAAACCGCAATGGGGAACTGATGGTCAGGGATGACAAGCAACGTAACGAGAAAAGACTCTTCGGAGTCTTTTTTTTAGTATAAATAATGAGTATGAAAGAATTGA